TATATCGATCAAGGTAGGAAGAAGTTAGATGCCAATTTATTTTTTCTCTTTTGGAGCCATCATAAGGATACTCATTCGTAATATAATCTATCGAATCTTCATAATATTTTTCTGCCAAGCCATATCTTGCGAAATTGGAAGCAGAAGAAAAATTTATATAAGGAACAAAGCGTTTCTTTTCTTCAACATTTACTTTAACATAGTCAGCAGATTCTATGCCAGCGCCAACCTTATTAAGTGTAGCATCAGCTAATACTTGTTGACCCTTTTGTTTTTCAAAAAGTTTTTTAATATCAGCCATACGTCACTACTCTTTCACACGAAATTTAAAAATTTCTGATTGTTCCTCATATACACCATTAATATAATATAAAAAGTTAATCCCATAAGAATATTTTGGCTCAAGAAGAGACATATCTAAATCAAAATAACTCCCAGAAGTATCATAAGAAAGCCGGGTATGATTATCACTTCCTGTTCCATATGAAATAACATCCAGTCCATCAACCTCTCTATAAACTTTATAAAATGCATCTTCAATAAAACTGTTTTCTATTTCTTTAGATGCTACCGTGTAAATGGTTGGGCTCCAATCTTTTAATCGCGTGAAGAGTCGCAAGCGAGTTACATCACCGCTCCAATATTCAGGCTCAAGATTTGTAATAGCAGTAACATATCGTGGAATAAAATAAATATTAGAAGAGTCAAAGGTTTTCGGTTTAAATGAACCAGTGTGATATACAATTGAGCCCGCATCGTCAATTTCAGAACCATCAGATCCACTAAACCACCTATCATAAACAATACTTGCGGTTGTATCCAATGCAAAAGATGCGCTGTAAATACCAGTTGCGACCCAACCACCAGTAACAGGCATTTCCGGAGTTGTAGTTAATTGCTCTCCAGCGGAAGCTGAAGTATAAATATTTACACTTATAAACCCAGTTTCGACATTGGCCAAATTAGTTGGCTGGCCCCGCACATAATTATAAAGATATAAAGTGTTCAAATTATCAGTCGAACTAAGATTTGAACTTGAAACATAAAAGCTTCCTCTCTGATCTTTACGAGAATTATTCCATCGTGCCTCGATTATTGGACGTTTAAAAAAATATTCACTATCGCGGGCAGAAAACTTTTTAGTATAATAAGAACGACTACCACTTGCTTGACTAGCAGTTAACATTAATCCCACGCCATAATTTGGATACTCACTTTTCAACCATTTTTCTACAAGACCCGTAATTTTAACCTCCAAGTCTTCGTTGCCAAGCGTAAAATATTGTGTATAATTAAATTCATCATAATCTGAGGTTGGAGAATCCATCCAAGATGCACTCAAATAACTACCGCCCTCTAAAGTAACTCCGTCTACGTTTGTCCAAGACGTATGGGCACTTCCATTAATCCAATTAGACCCGGTTCCATCATAAGTTAAATCAGAGTAATTTTCCATATCAAGACCGTAACCTTCTTGCCATGATTGAGATACAGGTGAAATAACTAGCGTAAAATCGCGAGGCATTGTTTGTTCATGGGCTACATTAAAAACCCGCAAATAAAATTCAACACTACCACTAGCCGGGATTTTACCTGAAGTACGATCTGCTTGAATTGTATATGGACTAGTTGGAGTAGTTACGTCCGATGTTAAAACTGGAAATTGAACTAATGTTCTGGTTTGTTCGTTTGAAGTAGCACTAGCTTGGGCATAAATTGTAAAAATTTCTAAAGAATCAGCAAGACCCATATTACTTCCCGTACCTCTCGTAGACAAATTTGACTCAAAAGCATTTGTGATAGTGTTATCTTGATTGGCTGTATATCTTTTAATTCCCATTTATTTTATATTTCCCTTAATATCCATATCAGGGTATTTAATTTCAAGAACAGCATTATCAGGAACCAATATCGCTCTTCCATCAGGAGATATGCTATCTTCAATATCAAAATGAATATTAGAAGAATAATTTAAACCAATCTTTTGAACAACTTTTACTCGCGTTGTATCAATAATTCCTGGCATTTTATTTAATTCATTATAAATTTCTGAATAATAAAAAGGCTCTCCTATATCAAATTTTTTCTGAAAAAGGATTGTTAAAGCTACAACTGCATCGCTCAATACATCGTAACGATTGGATTCTAAATTAGATATAACATCAAATTCAACACCTATATTAATAATTTTTGCATCTAAAATATCAATAGTATCATTTATCATCCTTCCTTGATTAAGCCATTGTTTTAAATTTTCTTTAACTGTGGTGTTCGTAAGTGCGAAATTGTCATTTACATCTTCCGACAATACATAAATATTTAAGTTTCTTTTAAGAGAGCCCGGATCTTTTACAACACTAACTCGCTTAATTGAACCAAACTTTGGTGGCATTGAATAACACAACGATTTATAATCTAAAGCTGTAACTGCCCTATTTTGAGCAGCATAAACATTATAAATTCTTTCTTTTAATTCTGCAATCGAGGGCAATGAAATATCTCCCAAGATAGCCTCCTCATTATTAACCTCTAAAGAATTAACAACAGAAGTTACAGAATCTGGTGATAAAGAGACTAAATCATTAAAATCAAAAATAGGACCAACCACATTAGATAATCCTCCAGCCGACACATTTACTGACTCTACTGTATTTTGTCTATAAACTATAGTTAAAGTAGTATTTTGGGGAGAAACACCAAACTTATCACTTCCTAATAAATTAGAAGGATCAAAACTTGATGCTGCCACATAATCTTTTCCATGAACATTTAAAACAACTTTACTCGGATCAATAAGAGCATCGGTAGTTGTATCTTTTTCAGATCCAAAACCAAACTGCAAGCTAGTTGAATTTTCTATTTTTTCTACTGTAAAGCGTCTAGGGACAGCAAATGGGCGCATAGAGTTGGGATTTTTGGCTTTATTGCTATCCCGATTAAGTATAGATTTATAAATAACGTCTTGAGACAAATAATCTACTTCATAATATTCGTTTCCTTCTGAATCAACAACGGAAAGTACCTCACTAATATCAGTTCCGCCTAATTCTATCTGACGAAACTTTTGAAAATCACCAATAGTGTGTTTTTCTTCAACTGTGTCACCTGAAATAACTGGTCCCTGTGCTTTGATAGCATAAGAAATAATATTACTTGTAGCGCCTACTTGAGCAATTACTACTTCGTTATCAGGGTTTGCAAAATTTATATCCTCATTTAAAGTAAAATTTATTCCATCACCAGAAGAAAATTGACTACCTTTTTTTAAAACAGGAATATAGTCTGGATCGGGGGCATCCCCCACTGAACTTGCAGGAACAATTACAAAAAAAGATACTTGCCCATATGAAGTTGGGCTTCCTTTAAAACGAAAGCCCATTTCACGGCCAAGTCTTAAAATATTATCATATTCAATGGAAGTATCTAAGAATGATTCATTTACATTATAGTCCACATAAAATGATAAAATGTCACCTACATAAGCCACAGTATCCAGCATTAATGATCCAAATCCAGCCTCACTAAAATCTTTATATGTGTTTGAATAATATCTCTTTGCATAATTTACTAAATCACGCTTAATTGAATTAAAATCCCGAGATGTATACTTAATTGCTGGGTAATTTTTTTGTGATGCCATTTTACAAATCCTCTCGACAAGTAATTAGTTAATAGTAGTAGTTATTTCTAGCGTATCACTTAATGCCAATGGAATAATCCGATATTCAATGGTAATATCTAAAGTGTGCATGTCCATATATGGATCTCCATCATTACTTGTTATTATAACGCTTTCTATATCAATATAGGACAAATACTTATCAACCTGGCCTCTAATATCAGTTGCTATTTTATCATGCAAATCAAGTGTATCATTTTCAAACAAATATCTTCTCAACCCAACACCAAAATTAGGGTCCATCATACGTTCCCCAGGAATTGTCATAAGTAAATTCTTAAAATTTTGTTTCACTAGCTCCTTATAGCTTTTAATAAGTTTATAACCAGTTTGAAAATTTCTACTCAATGGTAGTTTAGGTGTTAACCATGCCATATTAAGTGCCTCCTTTAATCATTATTTCCATTACCATTAAATATGTTGCTTATGTCAAA